CAATGAATTTCCTCTCTGTTGATCTCTGTCCTACCTTGACTTTATCTTCTTTCATGATCGAACCGAAGAATTGCCAAGCGATAGGAGAGATTACAGAGGATTCTAACAACCTTCTGTTTCTCGCGGCCGTTCTGAAGCGAGAGTCATCACCTAAAATCGAAAGTCCTGTGACCTGCAGACCTTGATACTTGGTTAGAGCTCTCACTTTGATGAAGTTGACGATGCTATCCACTGCTTGTGTAAGTAGAGCACCGCTTGGAACGCCGTGTTGTTTAACAACGACCTTTCCGTTTGGTAGCATAATGGGAGTCTTCTTGAAGTATTTGCGAAGGAAGCCCCATACTCTGTCGTACCCTTCATCTGGCCACTCAACCTCTTTGTCGTACAACATCCACTTAGTCTTGTCGAATGAATCACCTATTATATCGAAAGCTATATCAATCAACCAGTTTGGTACCCGGGAATCGAAATTGCTCCAATCATAAGTTACATCAACTTGACCTTCGTCTGCATCTCCAATCCACTCATCCTGCTCCTTCCTAAGGCGTGGCATCGTACCTGGACCATTCATGACTACGTCTTGCGACTCGAGCCAATCATAGTAAGGCTGACCCCACATGCTTTCCAAGATGTTAATCTCGGCAGGGTATACCCAAATCGGTCGCGTTTTTGGATCATCGGCTGGCGACAGATGACCTCGAAACGCTAACTTACAAGGTGTTTCGTACACATAATAGCCGTGACGGACTTGGTGAAGTATGTATGAACTTATGTCGAACAGTTCTTCAATAACTTCAGCCTTCTTTTTTCCGGGGAAAGAGAATCCTGCTGCGGTATCCTTCTCCATGTAATCAGTCGCTGTTTCGAGACTATGACGTTTCAGAAGTTTGTCTTGAGGCATGAATCTAGTTCTAGCCTCGTTGACTGCTTCTTCATAACATCTTCGCATTTTGTCATCAGAATTTAGCGCTGTCACAGACCTCTCAGGGTCGCCGAAATTCATCAACGATTCGAGTCCCTTGGATAGGGATGTCTTCTTCGTGAATCCGTCACATGAGTCATACACTTCTTTGTCATACAACTTCATTGCTTTACGAACGAACGGATCCGTATTCATTCGTGTCGTGTTAATGTGGTAAGGATAGCCGTGTTTGTCCTCGCGGACTTTGAATCCTGGCTTCCTACTCGTAGCTTCAAGGAACTTAT